ACAATGAATACCTTATTACATTAAAGTCTAGACAGCTTGGTATATCAACTTTAGCTGCTGGATACTCTTTATGGTTAATGTTATTCCATAAAGATAAGAACATTTTAGCATTAGCTACAACTCAGGCTACAGCACGTAACTTAGTGACAAAAGTTATCTTTATGTATGATGAGTTACCTAAATGGTTAAAGCTACCATCCGTTGAAAAAAACAAATTATCTCTACGTTTAAAAAACGGATCAAAAGTACAAGCTAAATCATCATCACCAGATGCTGCACGTTCAGAAGCGGTATCATTACTGTTAATGGATGAGGCTGCTTTTATCGAAAACGTAGAAGATACATTTACAGCAGCACAACAAACGTTAGCTACAGGTGGACAATGTATGGCACTGTCTACTCCTAACGGTATTGGTAACTGGTTTCACCAAACGTGGGAAAGAGCTGAAACAGGGGAGAATTCATTCTTACCTATTAGACTACCTTGGACAGTACATCCTGAAAGAAATCAAGAATGGAGAGATCAACAAGATAATGATTTAGGTCCTAGAATGGCCGGACAGGAGTGCGACTGTGACTTTCTTGCTTCTGGTGATACAGTCTTTGAACCGGAAGATATGGCATTCTATGAAGAGACTTACCAAAGAGATCCTCTCGAAAGAAGAGGTGTTGACGGTAATTTATGGATATGGGAAGGAGTAGATTACTCTAAATCTTATATGGTTGTAGCTGACGTCGCTAGAGGGGACTCAACAGACTATTCAGCTTTTCATATATTTGATATAGAGAATGCTGTACAAGTTGCTGAATATAAAGGAAAATTATCCCCGAAGGATTTTGGTAATATGCTTGTAGGAATAGCATCAGAATACAATGAAGCACTACTTGTATGTGAGAATGCAAATATAGGCTGGGCTACAATTGAACAGATACTAGAAAGAGAATATAGAAACATGTACTACAGTACTACTAATAATATGGAATCTGTAGAGTCATACATGTACAAGTATGAAAGAGATAAATTAGTACCCGGTTTTACTATGTCAGCTAGAACTAGACCTTTAGTGATAGCTAAAATGATCGAATATATTAGAGAAAAATCAGTCACAGTACAATCTAAACGTTTAATGTCAGAAATGAGAGTGTTTGTATGGAAAAATGGTAAAGCACAAGCTCAAGATAGATACAATGACGACCTTATAATGTCCTGTGCCACTGCTCTTTATGTAAGAGATACTGCACTAAAATTGAGACAACAGGGTATGGATTTAGCTAGAGCACAACTGTCATCATTCAGTAAACTTAATGCTCGCAATAATGCAATTATACAAACAGTTGGTTATAAGCAGGAAAATCCTTATCTTATAAAAACACCTAATGGAGAAGAAGACATTAGTTGGTTATTAAAATAGTATATTTATAAATAAAATAAACCGTAATGGCGGATACTTCACTATTTGGCAGACTAAGAAGGCTTTTTTCATCTGATGTTGTTGTAAGAAACATCGGAGGAGATCAGCTGAAAGTTGCAGATGTCAATTCAATTCAAAAAACTGGTAGATTTCAAACGAATTCGTTGATTGACAGGTTTAATAGACTCTACGTCTATAATAACAGAAACGTCTACAACCCTAATCTAAACTATCAGACACTTAGAGTACAACTATACTCTGATTACGAAGCTATGGACACAGATTCTATTATAGCTTCAGCACTAGATATTGTATCCGATGAAGCTACAGTAAAGAACGATCAAGGAGAAATTCTTTCAATAAAATCGTCTGATGAAAATATTCAGAGAGTTCTATACAACTTATTTTACGACGTATTAAACATAGAGTTTAACTTATGGTCATGGACTCGTAATATGCTTAAATACGGAGACTTTTTCTTAAAGCTAGAAATAGCAGAGAAGTTTGGAGTATATAACGTATTACCTTACACTGTGTATAACATTATTAGACATGAAGGTTTTGATCCTGAAAATCCTAACGAAGTAAAATTTGAGTTAGAAATAGATGGAATTGCAGCAGCATCAGATCCTAACTACACTAAAAAGCCCAACAAGCAAAATATAGTATTTGATAACTATGAAGTAGCGCACTTTAGATTATTATCAGATGTAACTTACCTTCCTTACGGACGTTCGTATTTAGAACCTGCTAGAAAGATATTTAAGCAGACTAACTTGATGGAAGATGCGATGTTAATACATCGTATCATGAGAGCTCCTGAAAAGAGAATGTTCTACATTAACGTAGGTTCTATTCCACCAAATGAGGTTGATCAATTCATGCAAAAAACTATTGATGCAATGAAAAAGACACCTTATATAGGCCAAGATGGAAACTACAATCTCAAGTTTAATATACAAAACATGATGGAGGATTTTTATCTTCCAGTTCGTGGAGGAGACACTTCTACTCGTATAGAAACTACAAAAGGATTGGACTATGATGGAACTACCGACGTTCAGTACTTACAAGCTAAGTTATTTGCTGCATTAAAGATACCTAAAGCATATTTTGGATATGAAGGAGATTTAAATGGTAAAGCAACTCTGGCTGCAGAAGACATACGTTTTGCAAGAACAGTTGAAAGAGTGCAAAAAATACTTGAATCTGAGTTAACTAAGATAGCATTAATTCACCTTTACACCCAAGGGTTTACTGGAGAGAGTTTAACTAACTTTGAGATTAAATTATCAACTCCTTCAATTATATTTGAACAGGAGAAAGTAGCTCTACTAAAAGAGAAAATTGATTTAGCTTCTCAAATGACAGACACAAAATTATTTTCTTCTGATTATATTTACGAAAATATATTTGATATGTCTGAAGATCAATATATGGAGCAAAGAGATTTAGTTAGAGAAGATACTAAAAGGATATTTAGAAATGCTCAAATTGAATCAGAAGGTAACGACCCTGCTAAATCAGGAGTTACTTACGGTACTCCACACGATCTAGCTTCTATGTACGGTAGACGTTCAGTTGCTACTCCTAAAGGAGGAGAACCTGGAGCAGTACCTGATGGATATTCTGAGTTAGAACCTCCTAAACAACAGGAATGGGGTCAACCTGGACCAGAAGGTGGTAGACCTATAGAAAGAGCATCTTTTTACGGCACCCAAGAAAACCCCCTAGGAGGGAGAGATCCACTAGGAATACATGGAATGAAAGGCGGATACCCATCAGATAATGAAAACGTTATGGAAAATCAATCTACCAACACTGTTTACTTACAAAATAAAGATATGTTAAAAAAGATTGTTTTCGATAAAAAACCAGAAGACACATCTGAGTTACTTAATGAAGACAACATTAAGGATTTAGGTAACTAATACATATTTATAAATGTAAACGTGTATAATGAAGATAAAACATTCTAAATACCGCAACACCGGTTTAATATTTGAATTACTAATTAAACAAATAGCATCAGACACTCTTAATAATAGAGACTCAGCTGCTGTTAAGATTATTAAAAAGCATTTCACCGGTAAGACTTCACTTGTTAGAGAATTTAAACTTTATGAGTTTATACTCAAGAACAGACAAGTTAGTCAGGCAAAAGCGGAAACAATACTTTCTACAATTACTGAGATATCTAGAAAGCTAGATCAAACTAGTTTAAAAAATCAAAAGTATGATTTAATTTCTGATATTAAAGAAAATTATAATCTTGATGAATTTTTTGCAATTCAGACTCCTGATTATAAAGCATTAGCTTCTTTATACTGTTTACTAGAAGCTCAAAATAATGATAACTTACTAGATCCACAGTACCTAGTCAGTTATAAGTCTACATTATTAGAGCATTTAACAACACAAAAACAAAATGCTGAGGACGTAAAAGATACTCTAATAGAGGAGTATTCAAAATACGATAAGGATTTAAAACTTCTTACTTTTAAAATTCTATTAGAGAAGTTTAATGATACGTATAAAGATTTACTTCCTGAGCAAAAAAACATATTAAAAGAATTTATTACCTCAGTTAACTCACAAACACGTTTACGCAACTTAGTTAATGAAGAGCTCATGAAAATTGCAACAGCAGTTCATAAGCTATCTTCTAAAGTGAAAGATGAAGTAGTAAAAATTAAACTAGATGAAGTATCTAAAGCAATTACTCCTCTTACTAATAAAGAGAGAATTTCAGATAATCATTTAGTTAATCTTATGCAGTATTATGACTTAGTTAATGAGTTAAAATCTCTGTAATGAAAAAATCAGAGCTTGTTACATTAGTTAGAGAAGTAATACAGGAATTAGATGAGGCTAACACTACTAATGTTGGTGGAGCATCATTTACACCGGGTCAAGGAGAACAGTATGCTACGCCAAATTTTTTAGGTAAGGCTACAAGAGCAAAAAAGACCTTAAAAAAAATTGGATTTAAACAGGTTAGCCGTCCTAAACGGCCATCACATACAAAAGGATTTGATTACTTATAAAATATGAGACAAGTAACCGCAACAGAAAAATATAAAGCCGTAAACGAAGGCAAAATGGCTAAAACGGAGTTTGTACGCCAGATGAGACAATCTTATCCGATGTATATCTCACAGTTTAATGGATTTGACGATACTGTACAAATTCTCAAAAATAGAGGTATGCTTTTTGAAACATACTCTAACCCATCTAAAAACCTTTCTGATGACTCTGTTAGAAGAGGTATGGATGTAGAAATAGCTGCAATGGGACATGATCCTGCTACCTGTGATGATGGTGAAGTACAAGCTAAGGCTAAAGCAAAAGCTATTGCTAATATCGAAAAAGATCCTTTACATTATTATAATCTTTTAGCAAAAGAATCATCTAA